CTGCACTTGTAGCTTTATCTTGTTCTGCTTTTAATTGAGCATCTGTTAAATTATTCTCAAGAGCGCCTTCTAAAAAATTACTACCAAAAATACTAAATGCTTTTTCACCAGCATCCAGAGTTTTCTTTAATGATTTATCTAAAATACCTCTAACTTTAGTTTTCTGTTCGGGAGTTAATCCACGTTTAACTACATTCTTTAATTTTTGTAGAGATGATTTAGATTGAACAATATTAAGATCTTTTATTATGTTATTAAAATCTTCATCAGTTAGTCCTTTACCATCATCAGTAACTGCATCTTGAATATCTGTGATAGTTTTATTCATCTCTTTCTTAGAAAACTTACCTGTCTCTAATGTTGCCTGCAAAACAGTACGAGTTTCTTCTAATTTTTGTTTGCTATTTGCTCGTATACTTTCTTCAACTTCAGGACTTACAAAGGAGTTTAATTGTGCATTTAATTCTGTTTCTTTAGTTTTAAGAACACTTAGTTCTTCAGTACGTTTATCGGAGATGTCTTCAGTTTTTGCACTATCTTCAATAGTTTGAATTTTAGTTAGAACAGCGAGTAACTCATCTTTTACATCAAGCGACTCATCAGTATTCCCAAATCTAGTTTGTGCTAAAGTGGCTGGGTTATTAAGAGCTTCTAAGTCAGCCTCTACAGTAGCAAGATTTGCTTCTACTTCTCGCCTATTTTCAATCTTGTCATACCCAGTAACTTTTTTACCCACCTGTTTGCCTACTCGATACGCAACATTTCCAGCAACCATTGCACTTACGCCACCAGGAGTACCAGCAGCTTCTGCAAGAGCATCATAAGCAATAGCGCTAGTGTCTGTAATTTCACCAGACTCACCCATTTGTTCTGAAGCCGCAGTAATACTTCCAGATAATCCTTCTCCTGCAAGAGCTAAGGTAGGTCTAAATACAGCTAAACTAAGAATACTTGGGGGAGTACTTTCTTTAGCAGCTTTTTGAGTTTGTCGAACCCAAGCCAATCTTCCAGGAATAGCTTTAAGAGCTGCCATATCACCATATTTTTCTGCAACAGTTCCTACAGCAGCCCATATTTTAATCCTCTTAATTTCATTTCTAGTTGGATCTTTACCATACTTAATTTTAAATTCTTCAACTGCTTGATTGCCTTTACCTACAGCTAAAGTTGTAAGAATACCTGTCTGGGCAATAGGGCCTCCAATTGTAAACGCAACCATGTACGGAACACTATCAATACCTTGTGAGATTAGAGTATCTAAATCATTCCATGCAGCATTTTTAATAGCTTCCCAATTACCCTGATTTTTAGCAATAGTTTGAAAGGCAGTATGAGCAGCTACTTGTTCTTTTCTATTAACTGGAATGTTAGTTTTAAGATTCTCACCGAAATCTTTAATGGCTTTTAGGTTTTCTGGATCTGTAGTAAAAGCGGAAGCAGCTTGTGCTCCTAAATCTACAGTAGTTTGCGCTATAGCATTAAGTTTAGTACCAAAAAATGAAGTAGGTGCTTCAGCTTCTATAGCTCTAGCGTTTTCTTGGTTATACCCAGCAAAAGTTCTAGCATCTAATTCATTTAAATTAGAAACAAGTTTACCTTCAGCAGTAGTTACTGAATACAGTCCATCAGCATGTTTAGATATAGGTCCTTCCTGTTCTACAATAGGCGAGTCAGATTCAATTCTCATAGCAGCATCTTTGGCCTCAAATACGCTATCTATAACTTCAAAATCTGGTTGTATTTCAAACGGATCAGATTCAGGAGCTAAAAATCTTTGTTTAATTTCACCTATTCGATTAGTACCAGTAGCTTTAGCTGAGGATAATGCTTGTTTTATTGTTGCTTTTTGCTCAGCAAAGGTGGGTTGTTGTACTTGTTGGTATACAGGAGATTGGGCCGCAGTTAATTGTTCATTATATGTTTGAAAACTATCTGGGTTATATTCAAAACTAGGATTTAAAGCTGCTTTAATCTCGTCATTGCTAGGAGGCATAATTTTGTATTACTCATAAGATCATCATTAAAAATATAATTATTTTCCAGGAAAAATTTGCCTATTTTGAGGATTTGCTCGATTCTGTGCAGCTAAAATGCGGTTATTAAGATCTACTTGCATCTGTGAAGTACTACTGCCACTTAAATCTTTTATCAACTGACTTAGCCCTATTTGAACTGGAATCTTATTATCTTGTCTGTATTTATCTACTTGCTTGTTCAAAGATAAAGGAGGGCTATTCAAATTTGATGGAGTAGGTGTATTTACTGGAACCGATGCAGTAGATGTCGATCCTGTATCTTTATTAGACGCATCCGGTGCTAGCCTGCTAGAACTACGAATTAAATCACCAACCGAGCTACCTGATGGGAAAACTTCTTGAAGGCCATTCAACAATTCAGGTATACTCATGTTTTTAATTTGATTGCCGTTTATCTCAAAATCATTTGAAGCCTGAATCATACCTGCATCAAACGTAGTTGACTCCAAGTATTGCAATATAGCTACATTTAAGAACTGTTGTTTTCCAGGCTTTAATTTATTAAAATTTAAACCAGTTTTTATTTTTGTAACTACATTGTTTATAATTCCTTTTAGCTGATCTTGGTCTCCAGGATCTAGTTGATCCCCTGAATCTTCACTTGAATGTTGAGCTTTAATTTTTGCAACCACTCTATCAGGAATAGCAGTTGTAGGATGTTTATTAAATGCTTCTATTTCTGACAAAGTCCAGCCAAATTGATTTAGCATACTTTGTCTACTTTGTGATGACATTTCTAATTTAGCTGCTACTTCTGCAGCTTGTGAATTAAAAGCAGTAGCGATTGCTATATCATCTGAAAGTGCCGATGCAGCAGAAGTTCGTAACTCAGAAGGAGATTTTCTTCCGCCAAGCGCAGCAGACTGTAATTTAGATACACGCCTAATAAAATCTTTCTTAACTTGAGGACTAAAATCTGATTGCTTAATCTTTTCATCATTTAAACTAGTAAATGGAACTTTTCTACCTCTGTTCATTAACTTTAGTAGTAGATCTTGTGTTTGTGTAAATCCTGTAGCTGGGTTAACTGTATTAAAGTTTTCATTAAACTCATCAAGTTCTAAGTTATCTCCAGAACTAATAATACCAGCAATACGTTGTTCTATTGCAGCACTACCTTGTACCCCACCTATTGCTGTTCTAAATTCCCTAACTGCTGCCATTTTTTGCTTTACACTACTATCAACGTTATTAATAACACCTAATAATGTTTTAGTAGCTGGCTGCAGAATTGCATTATCTTTTAGAGATTGTGTATCCTTCCTAATACTTACTTGTTGAGCTAGTTCAGCGGCTGTTATCTTTAATTCACGGATCTTTTCGTTAGCATCAAACGCATTCTGTTCTCTTTCTCGTTTAATGTCGTTGTAATCCCTTTCCTCTATTTTTGTTTCAAGATCAAACTGTGCCTTGTTACTTTTATTTGCAGCTTCTATTTCAGCTCTTGCCTCTGAACTTTTATTATTCTTTTTCTCTTCTGCAAATTTAGCAGCAGCAAGTTCGTTCGTGGTTTCATTTTGGTTTCTGGCATCAACTGCTGCTTCATCTAATCTGGCATTATCAATAGCTCTCTCAAGTTCTAAGCTCTTAAACGCTGTTGCGGCTTGTGCTTCACTAGCTTTATTCTTACGAAGTTCTTCTTTTAAGGTTTGACCCGCTCGAATATCTTTAGATACTTCACGCCTATTTTTACCTAATTCATTTTGATATTGGTCAAGTGCATTAAGATCAACCATACCTGCCATATCAAATCCTGTTGCATTATCTCTACCAGATCTAGCTCTATCCATTATTGCAGCTAGATTATCGCCTCCAGGATCTATAGGTAGGCCTGTATCTGGGTCTATTTGCATCCCTGCTCTACTAGCTTTAGCTAACATACTTTTAAACTGGTCAGTTGCAGCCTTTTGTAGGCCTGTACCAACATCAAGAACATCAGTACCCGCACCTCTTAATGCTTCTGACGTATCGCGACCTAGTGTTTCTCTAGCACTTAAATTATCATTCATTGCCCTTAGTGCATCTGGGCTATATTCAGCTGCTTTGAGACTTCGAAGTAGTGCAGTATCATCGAAAATGTTTTTGGCTGCCATCTATGCTCTCCTAGACTAGTAACTTAATTAAGTTCTGCGGGATACAGGAGCTTCCTGAAGGTAATTACCGTCTGGACCGCCATATGCCAGTTTAAAATTATTTCTTTCTTCTCTATTAAAATCCATTTTATCAAATTTAACATCTTGTATTTCTTTTGCATCAGCGTATTGCTTATTTCCTAGTTCTTTTGTGAAATCAAACTGATCTTTACGCAACCCATAATTTCTAAAGTTATTAAATACATCGAAAAGATTCGCTCCTGTATCTAATACACCCTTACCTAATTGATAGGTAGCCATATTGTTACCGAATTTAAAATCTTTAAATAGGTCTCCAGTATTCCCTAGAGATTTGTCTGCATATGTTTCATCATCTTCTTTCGGAAGTTGGGCATTGAAAAAAGCCGAGAGACCATCGACACTATATTGTTCCCTATTCTGCTTATTAAGCATGTTTCCTAATGTCTGTTCATTAAACTTTGGAAGTTCTAATCCAAAGTCACTCATTTTATACGACATAGTATTGTTCCTTATTGGTTGTGCTTTTTCATGACTCCACCTTCCTGTATTAGGGTCATAACTATTTTTAGGGTCTTTCTTAGGATTGTTTTTTATAAATTCCTTGTACCAACCCGATCTATTCGAATCTGCATATTCTTCTGACATGAGAGTTTATGCTCCTTATTTTGGAAAAAGCATTTCTCTAAACTTACTTAATGGATGAGGTTGTCTTTGTGGCTGTTTCATCATGTCCATCATTGACTCTTCTAGCTGTTTTTGTTTTGCTATATCTTCTAGCCACTGTGGACTACGACTAGGATTTGGTGCTGTACTTCCGCTAGGTTGTAAGTTTTCTAATGCTTCCCATGCAGATTTTGGTCCAAAAGTACTGGGTGTCATTCTCCCTTGGGAATCTAATCCAAACTCATTTAAATCTTGAGCAGTTGCATTAGGAGAATTTTCCATTAAAAAACGATCTCGTTCTCTATTTGCTATTTCTCGTTCATTTAAAAAAGAATTCTCTTTAGCTTTTTGTATTGCTATTTGTTTCATCCATTCTGGACTTCGTCCAGGATTAGGAGCGGTATTTGGTCCAGCTAATTGCATATTTTGTAATTGTGCTACTTGCAGTGGATTCATCTTATACTCCTAATAATGATCTCTTTAAATATACCTTATTATGCTTTAAATTGTCTATTTAATTAAGCAAATGCGATAGAAGCTATACTATTATTCTCAAATGCATATTCATATCGCCCTGCATGAGTATTTGATTTATTAGCCCATAATGTATAATAATCTTCAGCTTTAAAACTAGCTGTTTGAAACATCTTTTGCCGAGTATTTAGTAGAGCTACTGGTGATATACTATTCTTGTGTGCATCGATATACTCATACGTCTCTTTAAGTTCTTGTCTACGTTCTCCTACTAATCTACCATATGCTGATATCTCCAAATCCAATTCTTCTTCTATGGACTGTAAGCGAACATTCAGCATTTTACCTACAGTATTTAGTACTTGTTCGCCTATTTGTAGTAACTTAAGGGGGCTTGGTATAGACTTCAACGAAGCAAATGAAGGCAAAGTAGCTGTCATATAGACACTTTGAGGATTGATCGTTCCTGGAATATTTAAACTACCCCCACCTGCTCCTAGTGTAGATCCTCCAGTATGCCCATAGGTACCTAACTGAGCTGTCCCTGGGGCAGATCCGTAACTAATGCCTATATCCATGCTGCCTACCGCTATACCGGCTAAGAGCCCCAATATTTGACCTAATTCACCATCCCCAGCGATTTCGGTAACAATTTTTTGAACAATCAATTGAATGGCCAATGTAATAAGTAAATTTACAAAGGCAGTCACTAGCACCATGACAACAGCTGTTCCTCCAATAGCTGCTGCAGCAGTAAGTGCTTCTAGCAGTGTAATTCCTCCTTCTGCGTCTCCTGTTGATGCTACGTATACAACTACTACAATGATAACTACTAGTAATAGCAGTGCTGTTAAAAAACTCATTCCAGCATGTACAATAACTTCATAATGAGCTACGTAGATAGATACGTGTGCCCCAGCTAAAAATAATTTAGCCACTTGTGTATGAGACAAATCCTTAACAAATGTGTATATAAAGGGGACCATCAAATCCCCCTTATGTCCTAAATTAAACTTAACAGTCTTAAATTTACCTGTATCTCCATCTATTACTCGTAAAGCTCCAATAGGAGCAGCTACCGTATATGCATCTAATCCGGAGGATTTAATACGATAATATGTAATTGACTGTCCTGAAGTAGTTTCCTCGGAAGCTTGCTGCACATACCTCAATACTCCTGAGCCATTATTTTCATAAACAGCATCAGGAGTCAGGAATTTTAATGGACTAGCTGTTCCAGTTGATTCTAATAAATTAGGGGTAGGGTTGTTATAAGCTAGCCGCTCAGTTACCTGTAACCAATTAGCTGCTTCTGTAGTAGTAGTACCAGGATTTACTGTGCCATTGCCTGCTAAAAATGCAGCTACTTCTGTTAACGTATCCGCCTTATATCCGACATTATATGTACCCTTACCGGATGAACTATAGTAAGGATATGCCAAAATGCCAGCAGCATTAAATTTAGACAGATCGGAATAATAAATTCCATTTTCAGGACTTCCACTATTAGCATTAATAGTAGCTAATGGAGTATGTGTATAGGTTATATAATTAAATTGAAATGCGGTTTTATTATCGGCTGAGGTAGTATATATGGTGTTAGCCGGTTTAGTGTCTGCTGATCCTGAATTATTGTAATCTCCTTGAGTACTTCCTTGAGAGGGGTATAAATTTTCAAACATAGTGAATAAGTAGGACATTCCTGCCTGTGAGGTATCCCACATACGTACACCAAAAGTGACATAGATGTGATCTAGATCTCCCGGTGCTACTCCAGGATCATTCATTACTGCATTGAGAATTTTTTCAGCATCCATATCTACTGTATCTAGTAAATTCTCAATCTGATCTCTTTTAGTAGCCCCAAATGTTGTGTAATTTGCATTACTAATTCTCAATGGAACAGCGGGAAGAGCTTGTAATATTGAATTATCTATATTAATTGGCTCTTCAATAGTATCTAAATCGGTATATATTCCGGACCCTACTTTATATACAAATAAGTATTTTCTAGAAGGAAGACTATTTCGAAAATAGTTGGATACGTAATGCAATTGGCCAGGTCTAGTGGGTACCGTATAGGGCAAAGTTCTTACTGTCCCAGCTGCATTATACACTTGTACAGTATAATTATCGGCGGCTGCATTATATACAATTGTATTAAAATTAACGGACCATCGTTGATCGGCTTCAAAAGAATCACTAGTTACAGATTCACTTGTAATATTTACATCAAAATTATTTAAAGAAGGTATTACCTGGAAGGTATCTGCGGCGGGGGTTACTGCTGTTGTGCTAGTAGTTGCACTCCCAATACCCATTGTATTGGTTCCTACATTGTATTCCTTATTCTCTTGTAACCAATATTGAACCCAATCAGTTTGTGATAGTGCTCTAAGTGCTGAGACTTCTGGTGTACAGGCTACACCAGTAAGAGTTTGTAATGCTGCAGTTAATTCAGTGTAATTTATAATCAGGATATATGAATCAATAACAGGAAACCCTTCAAAGTAGTTACCCTGTTGAATAAAATTCATAAAGTCTTTTATATTACCTTTAAGACTCCTAAATGCCTGATGATAAATTAAATTACTAGTGATATCTTTATTAGAAATAATACTATGAAGAATTGATGATAGGAGAGGATTCCTATCATCTACATCACTAAAGAGAGGGTAATTCCGTACTTCAAAGTATTCAACAATTTGAGTGCTCCCGCTATCGTAGCCGAGAAGCACCATAATTATTAGAATAACTATTTCTATAATCTGTATAACAGCTTCTACTATGCTGACAACAACATCAACAATTGCTGAAATAACAGTACCAATAAAACTCATAAGGAGTCCTACCCAGTCGGTTCAGCATTAGTAATCTGGGTATTAATATTTCCTGTACCAGATTCGTTAATGGCGGTTATTCCGGTAGCTGCAACACCTGCTGTAGAAATATTAATGCTCCACGCATCTAGTAAGGTTTTAAGGTATTTTTGATCTGCGTTCCATTTAAATCCTTTAGCTTGTTCACTTGCTAAATTATTTGCTCTACCAGCTACACTGGTAGTAGTAGGGGCAACTTTAGTTGATTTTTCAGTTTGAGAAAATTCAGTAATCTCTTTCTGAAATAACAAAGACTCCTCAGCATTACCTTTTTGAATCCCTATTGTGAATGCTACAGCTTGTTGTACAGTAGCCTGCATTGCTGTTAAATATACTGTTGCATAATCACTGCCCGTAATTCGACCAAGATTAAACTGCGCAGCCATGTGCGCATTCACAGTTTCCATCATATCATCGAATACGCCTGAACCTGTTACTACATTGGCATCACTCGTAGCAACACTGGCAGTTAAATTAGCAATAGTAATCGCCATTAGTTATCCCCTATATGGAATGATGGGTTAGCTGCTTGAGACGCAGTAAGCCGATCCATTTCCGCTGGTGTTAAAGGATCTAAAATCCGTACATTGAATTTCTTAGTAATGTAGGGTTCTAATTGTTTTTCGCCATTAGGCATAGTAACCGTTTTAAATTTCTGCATTTCAGCGTGTTCAATTTGTTGAAGGATAATATTTGGAACATGCCATCCTTCTTCATTATTGAATGGAACAAATTTCTTAACCATTTGACCTTTATTAATTCCAGAAGCGCCTACAGTAAATATAAGTCCTGGATACGCAGTCATAAGAGGGTCATTTGGAGTAACAACAACTCTAACTAATTTCATAGCTGATTGCTGTGGAGATAACTCAAAGTGTTTTGATGCGGCTTCGATAGCTGCATTACTTGCATCTGGTAATCCGTCTTTATAAGGACGGTCTTTAACTGACACTTCAGCAGGTACTTCTTGAGTTACTGTTGTTGGATTGTCACGAACATCAGCTAGCAATTCAGATAATTTAGCTAGGCCAGTTTTATGATGGACCTGAACTCCGTAATCTTTTAATTCTTGTTTAACTTCCTCGATGGTCATTTCCTTAATGGGCGTTACTACTTGCATAATTCCTCCTTATTTAAGATAGTCCCCCAAGGGCTAACGCCCTTGGGTGACAGGTAAACACTACAACTATACAGCTGCCAAGGCAGTCCAGATAATACCTAGACGTTCTGGGCGAAGTGCCATA